CTTATACTACGATTAAGACTTGCGAAACAAACGGATCTACTCAGTGAGTAGAGGGTAACTAACCGCCATTGGTAAGAGCACTGCTCAATTATCCAACTCGGAATTACAGCACGCCCCCCCACCCCTTTTCAATCTGTGATCTACAAGAGGCGGGCACGAAGCTTCGCCTTAATCTGGTTCTTACACTTGTCCTTGTGGGTTTATCTTTTTCCTTAGAGATCGCATTTAAATTTAAGATACCTTAACACTGTCAGGCATCCGTCGCTGCTCCCATGGAGCTCGTAATTATTATCCGCTACGATAATAGCAACAGGGTTTATGTTCATCACCCCAAACATCTAGAAACATACGTCTAGATCGTAGATCCTCAATTTCCGCACTCGAGAGTTAGAGTGGAACTTTCATTCTAATTCGGTAGTAGTTTTCACCTACATTTCATAGAAACCGTAAAATTCTCATCTTAAATAGAGAGAATTGACAACCATGCTTGAGCAGTCATCACGCCTGTGCTAAACGTTTGATTTGTACGCAACGTAAAAGCATCAGTTCCATTTGCTTGGAATATCTCACTTCCGGTAATCAAACCTTGTGGATTTGCGCCTGACGGATAGCCAATGGTTGGAGTATTCCAAGCCGGCAATGCACCATTCTTTTCAAGATAGGCTGCATAATTGGTGGAATTCCCTGTTGAAGCAAATATAACACTCCACGAAAACTGATAAGTTCCAGCGGGAGGTACTATTGAGCCAGCTGTATTAACTACACCCAAGCCGTTGAAAAATCCATCAGCGGCGGTTGTATCTGCCATCGGCAAAATCTTTTCGACAGTGGTCGTCAAAGATGTATTTGCTGTATTGACTAATTGAGCCATAAAATTGTTTTGAGGCACAGCACCGGCTAAACCTGGAATAACAGGAATAGAGAGCCGGACTCGGTAATGAACGTGTAATTCTCCAATTTCTACATTGTTTACAATTCCTTGTGTACAAATGTAAAAGTTTCCGACATCATAAGTCTTGATATCTGTATTGGCAGGTTGAGCACCACTTCTAATATAAAACGCATCGTTCATTCTTTTAAGCATCCTGGGTGGAACAACTAAGCGAAAATTCTCGCTAGGCATAGCATCAGCGTGACATTCCGAGTCTTCTACCTGCTGCTTAGTTGTTGGGTCGGGATCAGCGGCATCTGGATTGAAAAACATCATAACCTTTCCGACTTGTCCATTTGTTGCGAACTCTGAAACTTCTCTTTTATAATAAAACTCAAGGGTCTCAAATTGATACTTCTGATAGTTCTTAGCAACTGTATTTCCCCAGGGAAATGTACCAGATTGTCCAATGTTGACAGGAAATTTAACAGCATTGAAATTCGGTTGGTTCGCTACCGTTACAGCAGCGATAAATTCATCTTCAACAACGTTTTGACCACGTCTGTTGGTCCCATAATTCTGGGTAGAACCTCTTCCAGCCAGGGATCTGGTAAATCCCCTTCGGCTACCATCAGCCATTCCATCTCCATGGATAAAGCTGCCTCGCTCTCCAAATCCTCTTCGGGGTCTTTGTTTGCGATTTCGTCGGCGTGGGCCTCGGCCCTTCCCGCTAACTTGAACAATGGTAGTCCCTTTTCGTGCAACCGTAACATTTCCAGCTCTTTTCTGGCCTCGCCCACGCGGTCTACGTGGGTTTCTTTTTCCTTTTCGTTGTGTAATAACGACAGCGCTCATTAATGGCGCTTTATTCAGCCTTTTTGATCTTTCTAACGCTTCTGAATAAGTTTCACACCAATAGTTATCACAGGTACATTCACACAGGCAATACGTATCTTCATCGTGTCCGCAACATTTATTTGACATATTCAGACATTGTGGATGTAACGTTCTACCACCTGTAAAGAGATTATAATAAAAGTCATCTGGTTTTATCTGACATTTCGCTATTATCCAGCGCTCATCCTCTTTTAGGACATCATCATATTCTTCTAATAGAAAGTCAATGATATCACGACAAAATTTTCTAAAAGGGGGGTCAGTCCAGCCGATCTGTAATAAACAAGTAACACGGGTTAAAGTTGTCTCCGGTGTTAAATGGGCTTTTGGAGCATACAGCAATGACTTCATAAGTTTATTTCGATCATATAATGGCACGGCCTTACCATTAAGAAACACAGTATGTGCGGACAAGAAATCCAAATCTTCCGGAAGTCGGGCATCTAAACAATCGGTTGTTGTTGTTATGCCAAGGGTCTTCCACACTTCAATGACTGAACGGCCATTATAAAAAGTGTGTGCAAAATCCGAGACAGTCCAAGTATTATCATCACCTAACAAAGCTTTCGCTGTGTGCAATTCAAAATCGGTGAAATTTCTATACTCTTCTGGAGCTGTCTTTATCCATGCATATGCAAGTATCCAGTACAATATTAACGTATTGTCTGTAACTGTGTTTACCGAACCTGAGGGATTACCAAGTTTCTTGAGCAGCAAGATTCCTTCAGGTGTCAATAAGAGTGTATTAACGAGGTTACGATAATAGGTTTTTATTCGGTTCAAGTTTGCTTGGGTTTTATCCTTCTCAGCCAAACATTGCCATCTAAATCGTGCACATCCCCACATTAAAAACGCTCTTAAGGACGAGTCATATTGAGATTCATCTAAAGCATATCCGTTCTTAAAAACGTTCAGCTTATGATACAACTTATCCCAATTCCCTTTTAGAGGTGACATTCCAACAGCAGATGACGTTCTAAGATGACTATCATACATCTTATTATTCATAGTCCAAAACAATCTAGTTCCATGAATGGTTGCATCTGTAGCTCCTGCAGCAAAAGTACGCTGGGAGTTTTCCGCTATCTTTTCGTCGGGTCTCAATTCCTCTTTTAACGATGATGAAAATATTGTGGTCCATTCAGGGTCCTCTGCCAATAAATTCCAATCACCCTCCAACCAAGTCATTATTTCGGGATCATTATCAAAAAGATCTCCTTTCTTTGTAAACTCTTGATTAAAGGGACAGCCGCTACTCGTACTGCGGTCTGCCTGTCTTACTGCGGCGTCAAGTGATATAACTTCGCTATCTTTCATATACGGATAAAAGTGGTCAGACATATAATGCCAGGCTTCATTCAGCACTGCAATGTCTCGTTTTTGCATAACCACAG